CTACGTTTCCTTTAAAGTTTGGTTCGCGCATATTTTCAGGCACTTCTCCTTTAGGATCGGCAGCGGTGGGAACGGCATCGCAGCGACATCTCCAATCTAATGGCGGGTAATATTCGCTTCAAAAGCGACATCGGTAAAGCCTTGGTTTTGGAAACTGTCATCAAACCATTGCAGGCAATATACTCTTGCGTGCCGGCGCATATCGCTTTTCAACGCTTCAGCTATTGCGAGAAAATCTGGAGCTTTGAAATTTTGTTTTGCCATTGTCCGTTAAGTGGTTCTATGTTTGTTATTGCCGGAAAATAAACGGTGGCTTGATGTGGATTTTCATAGGCTTGCTCCATTGCTTTTAAGCCGTTATGGCTAAGATAGCAAGTGAAGGCGGCACCATAGGGTTCGATAAGTTTTTCAGCCATCAAATATTCAAAAGCATCCGAGTCAAAAGGGATGCCTTGCTGTGCGCAAAGTTCTTTCAGGTTTACCCATTTGCGGGTGCTTCCTTGACAAAAGCCATATAAAGCATTCAGCAGGCGGAAACGGTTTTCTTTTTGTTTTTGTATCATAACTATTGGTATTTGTTGATTAAAGGTATTCATAGTTAAAAAGTTTTGTATATTTGTGATGTAAACAAACGCTTCGCGAGTAAATTCAAGATTACGTTCGTTTATGAGAAAGGCGGATTTTATTCGCCTTTTTTCTTTGTTATATCCTTTCGGTAATAATGTTTGACATCCTTTCTATCTTTAGATATAATTATCACTTCTTGAATAGATTTATAATTTGATTCCAGTCTAAAATTTCCACGCAGTTGGTTTAAAATTGCCTGGATAGAATTTGGATTGTCTTTTAAATCAATTACAACCATCTGACTGCCTTGTTTTGTGGCTTTGCTTAAAACCCTCCTCAGGTTTAATCCTAATGGGGCTTTTCTATCAGCTATTTTATTGTTTATCAAATATTCTGGATTAGGTTGTTTTTCACCGGGTTTAAAGCTGCACATCAAACGGCTGCACATCCACATCTTTAAAGCCGCCTTCGTCATATTCTTTTTGTGCGCTGTAGTCTATCAAAGTAGCATTGTAAGTAATACTCCATAGGTTTCCGCTCCCGCCGGTATCTACAGGGCTGTAACTCACACGGCGCATACTGCTGTAGTTCTGTCCGCTACTTGCGTGAAGGGTTTGGTTCACTTTGTCCATAATGTCAAGAAAGTCCAAAGCATCCTGCTGATTGTACGCACCTTTAAACGTATCGAGGAACGTTTCGTAAAAGATGAATACATCCACTTGTGCGGTTACGTTTTGCACCTTGTTGCCGAGGTCGGCAATTTGGTTGCTTCGGAAGGCAAGAAATATGGCAGGAGTTGGAAATGGATGTTCTGTTTCAAGATTGTACACTTGGGAGTTCCATAGGTCAATCCATCGCACTTCCGGAATGTGAGCGTTTAATTTGTCTGCCAGTTCTTTGTATAGTTCTTTGAAGTTTTGCATTGTTTTTATTCTTTAAAACGTTTTAGTATTTGTGTGTGAAGCCATTGGTCAAGGTTGTTCATCATTTGTTGCGATTCGCCAATGAATTGTCTTTTTTGGTATTGTGTGTCTATTTTTCGGGTATGAGCTTGCACCTGATAGCGTTTTCCGTCTCTGATTCTGCTGTGTGCGCGAACATTTTGCACCGCTCTTATTCGCAATCCAAAATTGTGGGTAGCGGCATAAGGCACGTGTGTTCCGAAGGTAATTGTATTTTCATCTTCTTTTAAAACGTTCAAACTTTTACGCAAAAAAGTAGTGTCTATCAATATAGCTCTTCCCGGGCTTTTATCCGGATCTCGTTTTGGCCAAGCTTTAAATGAAGCATCGGTAAAGCCTTGGTTTTGGAAGCTGTCATCAAACCATTGCAGGCAATATACTCTTGCGTGCCGGCGCATATCACTTTTCAACGCTTCAGCTATTGCGAGAAAATCTGGAGCTTTGAAATTTTGTTTTGCCATGATTTAAAGTTTTGTATATTTGCAGTGAAGAGCGGGGAAACCCAATCTTCCTGCCTAAAGCCTGATTCACTTTGATTCAGGCTTTAGTGTTTTTAAAAGAGTTACTAATTTTCCTTGTAATATTTCGTCTCTGGTAGCCACTGCAACCTTATTATTATAAATGAAATAGAATTCTTTAAAACTGGTTCCTCTATTCTTTGTTATTTTTGATTGCATCATATTATCTACCTTCGTAATATCAAGAGAACTAAACTTATAAGTGAAATCAAAAACTATTGATTGGCATTTCTGTTTTTTTGCAGCATCGATAGCATTTTTAATTCCATTATAATTATCTTTTTAAAAATTCCATTTTAAATCCGACAAATACCCGTTTATAAAGTATTCTGCATTGGATGGAATATTGGAGTTTTTTGGTCTTGTCAGCTCAATATGTGGTCTGATATAAACATTAATTTTGAGATTATTAACTATTTTGATGGCACTTTCTAAATTTTGCAAATAGTCAGATTTATCATAGAAAATATTTCTATAAACTTTCCCATTTTTACTATCATAAACAATTTCATAAGGTGCATTGAGTTTCATTAGCTCTTGATTGCGTGTAGCATTTTCATTCTTATTCAACAGCTTAAAGAAATTGTGTTTTTGGGTAAAGATTTCTTTATCTTTGCCTACGTTTCCTTTAAAGTTTGGTTCGCGCATATTTTCAGGCACTTCTCCTTTAGGATCGGCAGCGGTGGGAACGGCATCGCAGCGACATCTCCAATCTAATGGCG